GGAGTCCTTACATCAGTGAGGTTTTTGGGGACGAGAAGGCGTATATGTACAAGTACAAAATGCCGGGAGGTAGCGATCCTATTTATTACTGGATGCATCATGATAAATCACAGCATGAAGTCATCGGAAACATTTACGAGAACGGAGAGCTACTCAATCAGCCAGACGGGAGGAAGTAAATGAAACAATGCCCTTATTGCTCTGGTCAAGGATATTACATTACTCATACTTGGGGACAAGAGAAGAAGAATGAATGTAGAGGATGTGGTGGTACAGGAGAGGTTAAGGATAATGATAAGAAAGAAACAATGTAGATCAAAGCATTTTGCTGGAGGTAAAAGGTGTCAGGGTGTATTGGGTCATAAAGAACACCATTGGTACTACTCCTTAACTGGAGGTTTATGGCAATGGAGGGATAGAAAGGGGTTAAAACCTTACGATTGGGCTTCTAGTTATACCCCGCCGGATCACCACAACTATATTCACCCTAAAGATATGATTTCTGCACGTTCAAATATGTTTGAATAATTTAATTATAAGGAAGGTCAAAATAATTGAGTCCCTTTAAATGGACGTTTCCAACTTTACTAGAAAAGTGTTTGAAAGAATTCGAGTGCATTAACAGCATCCAATTTCTAATCGGATTCTGGGTGTTAGTTGTTATTGGTATCTCAATCATTGTTATTCAATTTAATAAGAAATGAGGTGATTTTGTATTAACGGTTATAAGCTTTTAGGTTTAGCTGTAATTCATCAAGCTTGTCTTGATGCAGTATTAAATGAAGATACACCTGAACCTGTTATTCGTGACGGTAAGACCTATGTTTACTTTCCGAATAAGAAGATTAAGCAAGAGGCTTTAGCATTTATTAACTCCGAAGCCCTTGAGACATTCGTAAAAGAATGGGAACTAAATATCAATATAGATTATCTAAGAAGGTACATTAAACGTGAGCCAAAGATTCTACCAAGATGAAAACGGAAAAAAGTATATTTCCGTCACAAGTGTTTTAGACCAGAGGTCTAAGCCCTACCTTTATCCATTCTACGCTAAGTATGGTTTAGCTGGAGCGAATAGAGTTAAGGAAGAGTCCCAGGACATAGGGACTAGCTTTCATGCTTACGTTCATGGTTTTTTTCTGGACGAACCCTTAAAGGAGGTCAATAAAAAGGCGTATAACGCTATTAATAACTTTCATATATTTTATGAAAAATATACACCCGAGCCTATCTTAATGGAGCAGACAGTATTCAACTACTGCTGCAAAAGTGAAGACTCATGTTCCATAGATTGTCAGGCTTATGCAGGTACATTTGATGGACTTTTCATTATTAAAGGAAAGGTAGTGCTGGTAGACTGGAAGACCAGCAACCAACTCGGCAATGATGTTTACTATCAACTTATTGCATATTATTACGCCTTGACGAATATGGTCAAATTAGGTAAAATTATACTAGATAAGCCAATAGATTGCCTCTGGGCGGTACGATTTGATAAAAAGAAAGAATTTAAACCAGCAAAAGATATCATCAAAATAAAACCAGACGAAAAAATTTTGTCCGGTTATTTAGCACTTTTAAAAAGTTTTTATGCAGACTTATACCTTAATAAACTTAGGAGGAAACGTGACAGAGTACGAAGTAAATGATGTCGTTGAGTTCGACCAAAAGGAAACCTTCCACAGTATTCATCAGTTGAATGGAAGAGTTTATGTGATTACCAATCACAGAATTATGGAAATTAAAACAAAGGAAAGGAAATCAAGTAAGTGAAAACAGCACAATTAGAAAAAGTTCGAGGCTTCATTAAAAATATTTTAAAGGATGTACCCTGCTCTAACGGGCAAGTAAGACGTAGTTTTGTTTTGATTAAGGCAGATGATGATACTGAGGTTTTCTGTAATACCTTCGGTAAGTTTGATCGGTCTTTAGTGGGTAAAGATGTAGAGTTTGATGCTGAATACAACACTCAATACAAGAATTATACAGTCCGAGGTGACATCCGTGAGATTAGTGATGCAGGAAGTAATCAACCACGTAATGAAGCAGTTGCAGCAGATCCAAAACCCCAACCAAAAGCAAGAGCCAAAAAAGCAGAAACCCAATCTGTTACTGAGGCTCCTACATCGTCTGGTCGGGAAGCTCACCGGGCAGAAGCCGAAGAAAGCTTAGTTCTTAATCTTCAATCTGCAAAGAAGATTGCTACCCAGTTAGGTTATGAGAATCCTACCTTAACGGATCTTGTATCGGTTTCGGATATTTTAGGAAGAACAATTACTGCGATCTTCATGGACGCAAAGAAAGACGAAAGGATGAATTCTATTCGGGGTTAACTCCTGCTAGGGAGGGGTTCAATGCCCCTCCCGCCCCTACTAAATATTATGGCAACACAATGGTGCTGTTTAACTTGGGAAAGTTTAGTTCCAGAACTTGAGGCTTTAAAGCGTCAGGAACTAGCTCAGTACAACGTCCCTGCAAGTACGTTTGCCTTGGTCTACAAGGTTTTAGATCAGATGAAGAACTGTTGTCCCGTTTGCGGGGAATCTCTTAATAGCGAAGCCTCTATTAATCCTCCACGAATTAAGAGAGAAGTTGTTAAGGAGGTTCCCCCTCCTTCCCCACCAGTTCAAAAGCTGGTTTGTCCTGGGTGTAAGGGGGTTGGGAATTATGGTGAGGATGCTAGAGGAATTCCAAATAAATGCGGAGTCTGCTTAGGTGATGGATTCATTATTCCTAAGAAGAATCATAGTGATGTGATTGCTAAGGCTGATGAAATGGCTGAGAAGTTGTTAAGAGATAAGGCGAATCAAGCCAAAGCAATTCAAGTGAATCAGGAAATCTAATATGAATAACTATATTTGGTCTAATGACAAAGTGCGTTTCTGGGATGTTATTAGCCCAGATACGTTATCTATCGTGTTTGATTTAGGCTTTGGAATATTAAACAAACAGATTATTCGTTTAGCTAGAGTGCAATCGAATACTCATAAGCAAGATGAAGCAATTCAATTTATAGCAGAAAAGCTTTATGCAGCTAAAGAGTACAAGGTTGTGACTTACAAGCAAGGAAAGCTTGGTAAGTATTTATGTGATGTCTTCATAGACGGCAGTAACTTGAATACTGAACTTCTTCAAAAGGGATATGTACGATCTTTTGACCCTAAAGCAAAACGATGAAATTCAAGAAACCTGAGAATGGTAAAGGATCCGGTGATCGAGTCGCGGATCTTAAAAAGTTTGCAAAGAATTATGACCAAATCGACTGGGGTAAAAGCAAAGATAAATCCCAGGAAAATTTAGAGGAAGGTAAATCCTAAATGCAGGTAACAGATTTTTTTAAAGAACAGCGGATTGATTACAAGATTTCTGGAAAAGAAGCTGTGGTTGGGTGTCTGTTTAAAGACTGCCCTAACTATGACCAGAAACAAATGTATATCAATGTTATGACCGGAGCCTATTACTGTCATCGTTGCGGTAAGAAAGGCAGAAATCTCAAACAGCTTCAGTATGCATTAGGTCTAATCTCTCTTAAAGACCCAGTTAAAACGAAGTTCATTACAATTCCAGAGTCAGACATTATCAAATATCACAAAGCAGCGTTAGAAAATCCTATGGCTTTGGAGTACCTGACTGAACATAGATGTTTAACTGAAGATACGATTAAACATTTCCGCTTAGGTTACACCGTTAAAGACGGTGCGCCTATCATCATTATCCCGTACTTTGATAAGAATAACGTCTGTGTAGGGATGAAATATGATTACTTCACTCGTCCCCCAGGCTTACCAAAGTACACCAAAGAAACTGGAACTAAGACTCAGCTTTTTAATTTACAGAATATTGATTTAACTCAACCTTTAGTGATTACAGAAGGTGAATATGATGCAATGTCTGGATACCAATACGGATACACAAATATTGGATCAGTCCCAAACGGTAGCCAAGGAGCTAACGGATGGGGTGAAGAGATTAATCGAGCAAAGAAATTCATCCTTTGCTTTGATAATGATTCAGCAGGTCAAGGGGGTGCTGAATTACTGGCTCAAAACTTAGGTCCCTCTAAGTGTGTCAGAGTCTATCCAAGAACCAAAGATTTAAATGATGCCCTCCAGCTAGGAATATCCAAAGAAGAAATTGATTCCTGGTTTAAAGAAGAAACCCCATTCTTCAATGCCCCAGTTACAAGTATTCAGGAGTATGTTGGTAAAGCAGTATGTTTTCTCGAAGATACAACTCAGTCAAAAGGATACTCAACTGGATGGGATACCTTTGATTATTTACTGGGTGGTATTCGACTCAAAGAAACAACCGTAATCTCCGGTAAAACGGGGAATGGTAAAACAACTTTTGGTATGGCCCTTATTGGAAACTTACTAAAGGTTGGTATTAAGTGCCTTATTGTTTCTCCAGAAATGAGAGAAGAAAAACTTCTTATCGAACTTGCGAATAACTTCTACCGTAAGCAAGCCTCCCCTGAAGAGATTCAGAAATTTACGAAGCGTTATCAGAATGATGTATTCCTTGCCAATGTCTACGGCAAGTGGACTGAGAATCGAGATGAGTCCTTAATGACCATGCTCTTTAATCTTATTGATTATGCCTCGGAACAACAAGGCATTAAGTTTGTTTTTATAGATCATCTTCGGTTATTTACTTCATCAAGCCAAGAAAAGGAACGGGCAGACATTGATGAATTCATGCGTAAATGTGTGAAGTCTGCTGTAGTGAACGATCTGCATATCTTCATCGTAGTCCAGCCTAGAAAACTCCCCCCAGGTCAGCGCAAGGTTACGATGGCTGATCTAAAAGGTTCTGTGAATATTGAACAGGACACCTCCAATGTTTTACTGATCCATCGTGAGGAAGGATCAGATGTTGTTGAATTCAACTTAGAGAAGAACCGTGAATTCGGGACTGTAGGTGAATTCAAACTTAGATTTAATAAAGAATCTAAAGCTAACTATGAGGAAATTAGAGAAGGAAGGTAAAACTGAATGTCAAAACCAAGAATTCTAACTCTGGATATTGAGACAGCACCCGCACTTGTCTATGTGTTTGGTCTTTATAACCAGAATATAGGATTGAATCAAATCAAAGAACCGCACTATATGTTGTGCTGGTCAGCAAGATGGTATGGGGAATCTGAGATGCTGCACGACCGCATTATCAATTACCCAGATCATTTCAAAAAGAATCCTACAAGTGACCTGATGATTTCAAAATCTATCTGGACCTTGTTGGATGAGGCTGATGTTGTGATAGCTCATAACGGGGATAACTTCGATCTTAAATGGCTTAATACCTGTTTTATTAAAAATGATCTTAAACCCGTTTCAACCTATAAATCAGTAGATACATTGAAACAAGCTAAGAATAACTTTTATTTCCTGAGTAATAAACTGGATCACATTACGAAGGTTCTTAGTGTTGGAGAGAAAGTTCGTACAGGGGGGTTTGATCTTTGGCCTAAGTGTATGGCTGGAGATGAAGCAGCCTGGAAGCTGATGTCTCGGTACAACAAGAATGACGTTCGTATTCTTGAGATGGTTTATGACGAGATGAAACCCTTTATGAAGAATCATCCTAATCTCAGCCTGATTACAGGTGATTTTTCTGGTTGCCCTGACTGTAGTGGTAAGGTCATTAAGTACGGATTTGCTTATACAAACTCCAATAAATACCAGAGATTTAAGTGTATTTCCTGCGGTAAGTCTCTGAGGGGGTCACAGAGTTTGCTGAGTAAAGAAGACAAGGAGCAGTTTAAGCGTGGTATCTGATGTACCACACATGCAAGCTCTCGTTCTCTTACATAAACTGAATGTCTGGAGTGAAGATTTATTATCCGGTGAATTTAAGTATGTGTTTGAGAGAGTGTTAAGTGACACCGAGAGAGTAGTGACAGAGTTAAAGATTGACGGGTATAGGGACAGCGAAGTAGCCCTAAGATTAGGGGTTGAACTTAAAACCGTTAAGAGATTGATTTATAAGATTAAACGGAAATTTAGATTAGGTATTGAAACCAGAGTTGATAACTGGGTCAGTATCATTCAGGCAAGGAGGAAACAAAAGCATGGCTTTAATCCCAAAAAGCCTAAAGGTAGTTAATTACGTTCTCTTTGGCAAAGATTCAAAACTTATTGTTGAGTTCTTGAGTCGTGTTATCGAGGAGCGTAAGGATACTGAGGTTGTTGTGAAAAAGGATGGTATCTTGCTTCGATACCGAAAGGAGTTTTAAAGTGAAATATGACCGAACTAATCAAACAGGTGAGACGAAGGATTAGGAGGGTTTTACGATTACCTCTGGCTAACTACATTAAATTAGAGGTTTATGTGAGTGTAGCTACTTTTATCTTACTCGCGTTTTGGTGTTATGCAGATCTAACGAGGACTCATTAATATGATAAAGACATTTTATGAATTTATTGCAGTTACTTTAATCTTAATTGCCCTCCCCTTTATAGGGGTTGGCTTAATGGGTTTCGTCTTAATACTTACTGGCGTAAGAATTATTGAAGCCACAAGGAGCGATAATGAATCCGTTTGATGAATTTGAAAGAGAATTAGCTAAAGAAGAAGAACAAGTTATTAAGTCTGTAAAAGAGTCTGTGAATAAATATAACAAAGACTATAACAAGGCTTTAGCCTGGAGCATGTATTGGTTAGCTTCTTATAAGGAAGCACGAGAGAGCCCTGAGAACGATGCCCCAGAAGTGAAGGAAGAAATCCTTTGCTCTCTCATGCGTATTGAACATCTTCTTCTTCAGTTTATGGAAGTCATTACTAAGAAGAAGTAATCTTACTGAATTACTCCTAGAAGATCGGTGTTGGATCCTCCCGCTTGTGCGGGGTTATCAGAGAATTCAATCATCATTGCGTAGTATTTAGTCTCTGTATAAGTCAAAGATCCAAGGGTTGCTCCGTCCACATATCGGAATGCTCCGCCAGCGGCTTTTACGGCATCCGGAGTTGTCCCGGTTCCCATCGTGTAGATTGCTCCAAAGGTATCGTTAGAACTTGCTTTTTGCAGGATGTCCCAGGCCAAACCGCCAGTTACTGTAACTGGCTCAAAACAGGTTCCTCCGCCTCGTTGCTGTGCGTTCCAGTCATCCGTTATGGTTAAGTTAAGAGAGTCAGTAGTATTCTGAACAACGTGTAATGACCCAAAGTTTGAATCGCTTGTACCGTGAATACAGGTAATTTTTAAATCCTCTGTGGGTGTAAATCGGTTTCCTCGGTAGTTAGTATTTGAAGCATGGGCGGCATCTTGTACTATGTAAGGATGACCGATTGAAACACCGTCGGTTACATACTCAACAACGGCGGATCCATAGGCTCCCCCAACAGTACCATCTAAAGTCCAGCCAGAGGTGTTTTGCCAAACACGATGAGCAACTCCAGCATTACCGCCTGGAATATGCCCTCCTTCAAGCGCACCGCGAATCTCGATAGTTGGAAAATTAGAGGCAGGAGTAGCGTGGGTATTAGCAATTATGAACCATAGGGTTTTGCCTACAGGCCAAGTTACCCCAGTAAATGTAAACACATGCCAGCCAGCACCACTAGCCATACTGATTGTATCGCTCGTATACTGAACCGTAGAGGAAGTGGTGTCCGGGCGGTCAGGATCGTCACCGGAGGCATTAGCAGGATTATAGATATAGGCCGTCATAGAATCCGGCGTACCAGTGATTGAATTGACATAGACATAGACTCGAATCGTTTCATTGGATAAGCCGTATCTTGCAGCGTGTTCAACACCTATTGAGTCACCGCTAGTACCGAAAACGAGAGCAGAGTCAATCGCAAACCCTGTAGAGGCTCCAACGTCAAGATCGGTACTGAGTTGGCTAGGCCAAAAATTGTACTTAGCGTATGCAGGAAAGCTTATGGTTAGAAACAATAAAAGAAGCGCGATTAATTTGTTCATGGCAACTCCTCCACCACGATTGATTCTGTGAGGGAGAATGTTTTACCTGTAGGGGTTTTAAGTTCCTCTACTAATTCACCGACGCTTTTAAGAGCCAGTTGAGACTTGATAATCCTTCGATTCATCTTTGTATATTCAGGATCGCTTTTGTCTTCGCATGGTTCTGTATTAACAGGACAGCAATATTTACAATTTGCAAAATCTTCGATGTCCTGAAGAGTTCTAAATCTGTGGGACAACCCATCAGTTCCAAAATGGAGCGTATACATAACGCCCCCATCCTCATAAGGTTCTTCTTCCATACGCATTGGAACTTCAGCTCCAAAAGCTGGAGTGCAAAGTAGTAATAAAAATAAAAGTCGTTTAATCACTGTAGGCTCCTGTCATACAAATTGACACCCACGTTGGAGTTCCAGAGACAGAGGCAACGTCAATATCAACCCTATCTCCGTTTGCAACGGTAGCGTCACCATCTAATGCGCTGTCTGTGTCTGGAGTTGAAATACAGGCAAGGTCTACTGAGTCCATATCCGCAGGTGTGCCATCATCTACCTGAAGCATGGTGTTTACCGTTTGATCTGATTCACACCAAAGATCAGAAACAGTAAATGTGAATCCCGTTCTATTAACCCAGGCACTTTGAAAGTCAGTTCCTGTAGGGCTGGTAATGCGAAAGCAAACTGGTTCTGTATAGGTTTCAGCGTCTGCATCACAAGAACCAGAAGCACAAGTCACGGATCTTCCACCTGCTGCGTTTAGTTCTTGTTGAACAAATGCAGTAGTGGCGATTGAAGTATCGTTATCATCAGCAGAAGCAGTCGTAGAAGTAGAAGCAGTTAAGGTGTCAGAGACTTCGTTGTCAGCCCAGGGGTTTGCTGTGTTGACTAAATCTTCAGTAATCGTCCCATCAGCTATGTCTGTTAGAGTTGCTTCTAAAGGCTGGTAGTTAGAAGCTGTGATCGTGTCCGGTACTTGAGCGTCCGTTACAGCCCCTTGCATATCCTGAAGATCCATCAGACCTTCAAGCTCTGCTTCCACGCCCGAACCACTAAGCTCGGATGCAGAAACAGCATCTGCTCCAATGTCATCAGCCGTTAAAGAATCATCTGCAATCTCACCTGCTAAACCACCGTCTACTGCTCCAGCAGCTAAGGCTGTATCGCTAACTTCACCTGCATCTGGAACATCATCATCAGCAGTACAAGACTCAACTGCACCACTCGCATCAATACCCAGAGGGTAGTTACCTGCGGAACAGTTAGCCCCGTTAGCAGCCAAAGCATCTGAAAGATCAGCTTTAGGCCAGTCATTAGAAAGAGTGATTAATAGTTTGTCAGCCGAAGGCTCTGTAAAAATAGAGTTTGTATCCCCTGTAGTAGCAATCTCTGTAATTGCTGAGGATTCATTAGATCCGTTATCTGCTAAGTCAAGGGCTGTGCTAGTACCTCCACCCCCTCCACCTCCAGAGATAGTGCAATCGGTACGTCCGTTAGCTGAATTATCCTCACAACTAACACCTGCACCTGCAAAGTTCAGAATCTTTCGCTTCGTCAGCGAAGTTCCCTCATCGGCTACTGTCGTATATTTACTCTCCGAAAAAGATGAAGCGTGTACGGGAGTGGATATAAACAGAGCAATGATTAAAAGGATTAGTACCATGCTAAATACCTCAATGAAGCCGTTTCCCCTGTGTTACAGCGGATATTCATCTTGACATATCCGTAAGGAGTATCTGTATCTAAGACAAGGGTTTCTCCAGCACGAAGCTGAAAGTCAGAAGTTGTAACTGAAGTAAAGGTAATCTCGTCCTGAACAATCTTGATATAAACTTCATCTGCCCCGTCATTGATGAGCATCAAATGAAAGGTTCCTTCCAAAGCTATGTTCTGAGTGCTTTGATCCACACTCAATGTCCCGCCTATTGATCGTTTAGCCATTTGGTTTTTTCCTTTTCAACTTGAATATAAAAATGTTCCAAAGTCGTTTTAACCAACCTGTTTTCTTTGGAAGTTTTTCATGTAAATTTCTAATAAAGATAGACATAGCTTTACCTCAAACTTTCTGCTTTGATCGAAAGAGTTTCTTAACTCCCCGTATGGGGACAGTAAAAATTGAAATGGGAATAAAGGTTACAAAGGCTCCAACGTGATAGAGCCTCCCATAAACGGGTTTGTCGTATTTCGCAGTAGGATTCACTACATCCAGGAGATTCTTTCCAAGATTGCCTACGAGTTTGACATCTGTAAAGACATCATCTGAAGAAGCGTTATCATGCTTCAAAAATTGTTCATCTAACTTATCCACAGGCATTGGACAAATACCCGATTTCCGGTACTCTTCCGATGACGCGCATCTTGTCCAGTAGCCTCCATATTTTCCGTACTGTGGATGCCACCACTTGCGAACATTTAAAATATCCAGGGGGTTCATACTTTATAAAAGTCTTAAGTAAAGGGACAAAAAAATTTCCTTACTTAATCTCCTTTTTGAGCATTTGTTTTATCTCTTTCATCTCTTCCTTAATATCCTGCTTAACATCACTAACTTTCTCTTCTAACTGTGCAACTCTTGTATGAATTGAGGAAGCCCACCAAACACCTGCACTACCGTGGATCACCAGGAATCCTATTGCTGCTAACCAAACCTTAGTACCGTTCAGGATTACTGTTCTATCGTTCGACATAAATCACTTATCTAGTTCGTAAAGCTTAAAAGCTTTATCTGAAGTAGTCTCCTTTCGCACCTTTTGGATTTTTCCTTGCCGAGTTAGTTTTTTAACCGTACTTTTAACGGTTTTCTCTGGGTTAAGGCCTAGAGCTTCGATAGCCTTCAGGGTTGAGTCCAGAGGCTCACTATTTAGAATCTTTTCTTCTAGTCTTCTCTTGGCCTGTTTCTCGACCCAGAATGGATTTCGTTTTTCAGCATCAATACCGAAGAATCTCATAGCTCTACGGAGCTTTTCATTCTCGTCTGATTCTGAGGACGCAATCTTTGGAAGATCTGTAGTAAAGGAAGTTGGTCCAACACCTTTAATAAATTCCTTCACCCGATCACCCATTGAAAGTTCTTCATTGAACTTTCCTTTTCCTGTTACAGCCGGAACAACCGCGTTAAGTAGAAGGTTGGAATACCCGAACTCAGGGGATAAGGTTGTGAAGTCGAGAAGATAGTCAAAGGGGTTTACTCCAGTAGCCCCAGACATATAGAGAATTGGGGCAAACAGTCCTGAAGCATTGGAGGGTTCCATATACTCAAGATTCAGATCAAACTCTGGGTTTAAAGGATTGAGAACAGTTTCTGTTAAGGCTTCAGGGCGAGTCATGTAAAACTCACCAATGTCTTTAAGACCTAAGCCCATCATGCCTAATACAGCAGAGTTCCAGGCCATACGAGTACCAAAGTAAGCAGCCGTAAAGATACGTTGTCTTGGTTCCTTCATAGCGTTCAGGAACACTCTATGAGATTCAGTTCTGAAAGTCGTAAATGGGTTTAAGAAGAAAGCACCGAAGTTTGTATTTCTTGCGTACTGGGCTAATTGAGAAGCTTCTTCATAATTAGGAAACCATTTATACATCTCGGCTACCGCATCAGGACGAGCCATCTTTTTACCCTGAGTGTATTCAAGGTAAGTAGCCATCTTTGGGATCATATCTTCTTGCGAGTATTTTTCGGCTGCAAACTTAACCGCGTTCTTTGCACCCTTCTTCACCTTAGACCAGACAGTATCATTCGCTACTGGGTTATAAGGATTCTTAATAAGGTCTTCTACCCACTTAATCTGATCTGCTACAGCAGCTTCAGTACCGATGACCCGATCCTCAACCATCTGACGATAGAGTTGATAATTAGGGTGAGTTGTAGGAAGCTTGCCTTGTTGAACCTTCTTCACATCCCCCAGAATATCTAAGACTTGTTTATAACGTCCCGGCTTCTGGAAAGGAGAAGTTCCTGCCAGCATTGAGAACCAAGCAATGTTACCGATCATGTTATGACCATGTGACTTTGGGTTTACAAAGGTCTTAATACCTTTAAGAAAACGCATGGTATTCATAAAGGCTGTATCCAAGGGATCAGACATCTGAGAGATACCACGAAGCATGTCACCTACATCTTTAGTGGTATACATTCCTTCAACCGCACCCCAGGCAATCGACTCTGCACCTTTAATTAAATGGTCATTAATTGAAGTAGGAGCGTGGGAAACTAATCCTAAATCCTTTAACTGCTTAATCAGATTTAAATGAGTATTTGCTTCGTTAATCGCTCTAGTGGTTTGAATCAAATTGAAGCGAGGATCTTTAATCTCACCTAAAAGGTTACGGATATAATCAGGCAGATCGCGTCTTGCAATAATAGCTTTACTGTTAACATTCAGTACCCCATCCGGTCTACGGAGGTTAATAACTTTATCTCGAAGAAGAGAATTGATCTTGTTCATAGCATCATCAACAGAGATTGCAGAGCCATCAGCGATCAGGCCTTCAACTGCATCGTCAATGATCTGTTTCGAGGGTTTATAATCTGGGTCAAAGAAGAGTTGGTAATTACGTTTAACGTAAGCACCCGTATTTTGAGCAATAACTTGTGGTAGTTCTTGAATCCCAATCTTTCTTCCAGGAACAATCTTTTCTGCAATCCTGGTAAACTGTTCGGGGTCTTGAACATACAAGTCTTCAATCGTTTTCTGTAAACGAGAAGAGGACTCGTCAATAACTTGTCTTGCTTGTCTGAAAATCGTAGTCATGGCAGGGTCCGTAGCAGCAATCTGACCTAATGCCTCATCACTTCCTCTTAAGGCATCATCCATAACATTCAGTAAATTTGGATGCTTCTCAGCAAACCTGCTCATATCCTGAGCTAGGGTTGCACCGTCAAATACGGAAGCATCACCCATCCCGCGAGTAGCCCTAACACTCTTTACAAATTCAGGGCTGTTCGCTGCTTCTAAATTGGTCTTACCTTTCATGGCATTTTCAACAACTCGAACAATTTCATTTCCTCTGAATTTAAGAAACTGCTCTTTAAAAGCAGGATTGCTCATAGCTGCATCAGCAGCTTTCGAGATTCCTTTTCCTGCTGTTTTAAACAAGGCCCCTAATCCTGCATACACTGGAATATCAGTGATAATGTCCAGTCCGAATCCGCCTACAGCGGATAGAAACTCAGGTGCGCCCATCTTGCGGAAGATATCTCCTAACTCTGGGGAATCACTCAAACGAAGCTTTGCATTTGGAAATTCAGTCACGGCTTTACCAGCTAAAGACTCATCTAATTGACCAAGCTTACCTGTAATAAAATTAGTCTTTGCAGCTTCGTAGCGTTCTAGTCCTTCACCAAGTAATTGAATGGGTTTTGTAAGCCCCATCAAAACACTCATAACAGGAACTCTCATAATCGAGTCTTTAACAACTTCAGCCACTGAAGGAACTTCTTTTTCGTTAGAGATTTCTTTTAAATGACTGAAATCTGCTCTGGTCTGGTCTTCATTTAAGTTTTGTCTTAGGAAGCGGTTAATGTTTTCAGGATCATCTTTGAAGCCGTGTTGAATAAGAACCTGTCTTGCAGATTCAATATTCGCTTCATCAGAGTAAGGGTCATATTCCTCTTCAATCGGAACCTCAGATACTTGCTCCTGTTCCTGAACCGGAGCTTGTTCAGGGTTAAGCTGTTGGCTTAAGAAATTAAGACCAATATCCTCTTGTGGGGCTGGCTGTGTAGGGACAGCCTGAGCCGGAATGTTTGCCCCTTGCAGGGGAACTTCATCTTGAGGAATAGAATCTCTTTGATCTGAGGTCTTCTGTAAGAAGTTCTGTAAGAATCTTGTACCTAATCCGATTGGACCGAACTTGTAATCTGCCATAATTAATTAACTTGAATAGATCCGTCTTGGTTAAATTTAACTCGTTTACCGTTCTTTAATCTAAATTCTCCAGCCTTATAAAGTTCTGATGGGCTTGCTACCGAACCTTGTTTCTTGGTAACGCGTACTCCACCTGGACCAGCCGTAGTACGAATCTCTTCTCCAGCCGTTTTACCTTGGAGAAGGTCATCAGGAAGCTGGTCTAGTAATTGTTCACGAACAGTTTTACCTAAAAGAGCATCATCAATCTTTCCTTTAGCATCTCGGTAAACCGCTTTCAGTCTCTGAACAAAATCCGTTATCCCGCTAACGGACTCACCCTTTACAACATTCCCAGTGAGAGGATCTTTACTTAAAATATCTGGGATAAATTGATTCACAATGGGAACTTGATCTAAGGCTTTAGAAATATTATCTTTGGTTTGCTCAATCAGCCCCCCAGTACGTCTATTTGGATCAATCTCAATTCCCGTACTTTTTTTCTTAGCGGTATTCATTCGGTGTGCTGCTATGCGAGGATTTGTAGTACCAAAAATGTCGGATACTTGGCTTAATGCAGCGTTCGTCTTTATGTCAGAAGATTTCTTTGAAATAACTTGATCTAACACACCTTGGATATCATCTGCACTTAATTGACCTTGAGCTAAAAGGTTTTCAACTTGAGCGTGTCTTTGTCTTGCTACGGACTCCTGTAGTAATTCTGGAGATAACTGACCTGTTTCAAGTAACTGTGCGATTTGTTTTTTGATGTTATTAAGATCGTTTGCCATGAGATTACCTTCTTCCGACTTGACGCTGATAATTTGAAATTGCTGCCCCGACCAAGGGTGCAGTTTTTGGATTTGCTGCACTAGCAGTTATATTATTAATAAAATTACTGGACCTAGAATTACCGAATGTTGCTTGAATTAGGTCTTTAATGTTTTCTGGTTTCTTCAAATGGTCTTGTACCGCTGTAGGTGTTCTCTGGGACATAAAGCTTGTAACTTTGTTGAACCCAGAGAAGAAATCCCTTCCACCGCTAATGAGCTTTTTTCCAGTAGCCGTATCAATTCGAGGCAAATCAAATCCAAGTGTCGCCAGTTGTTTTAGTTCATGGTCACTTACAGATTTATTTGGGTCAAACCCTTGGACCATTAATCCACTTGCTAAGGATGGATTCGCTCTTAAAAAAGTAGCAAGCTCTGAAAGAGTAGAAAAGGTTCTACCTCGCATGGCGTTATCTGCTGTACGAAGATTAAAAGCCCGTACTCTTCCTGAACTTATGTTTGTTTTACGGGATATTTTTAAAACACCACTCGGAGCATCAGGAAGGTCAGCTCCTTTGCCCGAAGACCTACCACCACCGGAACCCATACCGCGAAGAAGTCCTTGTAGAGATCCAATGGATTGTCGCCTCATATTCGATATACTTTGTTCTCGAAGCCCCTCTTGTGTAGCTAAGGATTCTCTTAACGAATCACTCAGTTCAGGAAGATTCGCTCTCTGAATTTGCTGCGCTGCAAGTGGACTTGTACCAATTCCAGAATCTATAAAGGCATCTCTTAAATCGTCTAGCGTCTGTAAACTAACTGCCATATTTACCTCTCGGATCGTATATCTGCGTCAACAACATAAGCAGATATATCTATAGGTGGATTTATTGTGTCGCTTGTGTTATACACAAAGCTTCTCAGTCCGTACTGTAACCAGGTCGCTCTTAAAGGCTTGCTGAACTTGGTTACTCGGGAATCATTAAAATCAAGTGTGAGAATTGTTTCGGGAGTTGTAGACTTATCCATATACCCATACACTTCAACATCTTGAGTTGAATCACTTAAGTTATGAACAACCCAAAAACTATTTGTAATTGTTTCCTGTGGGGGCTTAGAGAAGGTGTATTGCTTCGTTTCTAGCTCTGGGATAATGTAAGCAATGTAGTACACATCCCCTGCAATCGGATTCGTTGTCCATGCAGGGCTTACGGTAAGTTGAGTCCCAGTATTAGAAGTAATCTGACGGTACTCACCGTTTTCATTATCTAAATAAACCCAAAGACCCGTTAATCCTGCATTGGTTGTATTGAACGTAGCTCCTGAATCAGTAAGAGTAGTGCTAGTAGATGAAGTAGTAGTTCCAGTGACTGTGCCAGATTCAATTCCATTTTCATACCCTATCCAGTTGTTATAAAAAAAGCCGAGTGTATCAACCATAACACCTTGACCAGCAGCATTAGGTGATTTGCGATATAAAGAGGCTCCCATCTTTGTCGCAGGGACATAACTCCAAGACTCATTTAGTGTATTGAAGATGAAAGAATGGGAACCTATAAAGAGGATGTAAAATCCATTATCTTTATCAAAGTAAGCGTGAGCAGAAGTATAATCGGATGGATCTAAATCTATCTGCGAGTCTGTGCCTTTAAATACTTCATCAAGTACCGGAGATGAAATACGAATGGATTTATTATCATTCGTATTAATAATAGATCCCAGTAAGTTATCTGAGGGTTTTCGATTAACCGTTAATTTGTAAACTCCCTGAACCCCCGCAAAGAAAATAACATCACCGTTATTATCAGTTTCAATGGTCGCGTCACTAACCGTCCCAACCCCATCTAATATTTTGTTAAGACGAAAAGATCTTGCACCAAAACCTGATAGCTCCAGTACGGACTTATCCGTAAAAGCTAACAGGGCGTTAGATGTCGCGTGAATGCCTGTTACAGAAGACTCTGTTCCGAGAGAAATTTTATCTGACTCTAACCAGTAGGTATCTGCACTTGAAACAGCAGATACTGGAAGGCGATTGAATTGAAGAGTGCTAGCTTCACCTAAGAAGATTACACCTTGATAAGACTCTATATACTTATAGGAAGGTGGGGTAATGGTATCAATCGTGGTGTCAAGTGCTGGTCCTAAAGAAGCATCAGGCTTACCGTCTGTGTAAGCTCCCGTTGTCTGATAACCTAAAAGAAAGTAATCTGATCCGCCAGCAACTGTACGATAAATTCTGTAACCATCAAACGGTGCTGAAGGGGCAGCAGCAAGTGTTCCTGTCGTGCGAGTTTCCCTTCCATGCGTAACGTATTGAATATCAGAACAGCAAGCAGCATTCCAATCACTATAAGGGCTGTCTGTATCACAAGCATTGCAGCTTGTACCTGACCAAGTAAATAAACTATCCCCGCTTAAGGTAGCATCATCAGAACTACTTGCTTCTGATTCAATTCCCCAAACTGACGAATAACTTGTTACTTTGTATTTATATGTTGTAGAGGTTCCTGCGGTTTCTAAGGTTCCGTTATCGGAACTAACGCTAGTACCCCCAGTATCAGGTGAAGACCCTAACCAAATACATCCTGTCGCTGTTGTTGATGGCGAATTAGCACAAGCGCCGGATGCCGTCAGGTTTGGAGCAACACTAATTGGTTGTCCGGGTGTTAGACCCCCTTCACCAGTCGTAGCTGCAAAGTTGACAGAAGCAGGAGCAGAAACACCTGTAATTGCTGTTGCTGCACCAGAACCAGTCCACCGATAAAGGCCGTCTGTAGCAGAGGTAATATAAAGCGTATCACCGATTTGAACGGCATCATGCGCTTCATTGGTTAAACCCGTATTTAATTGAGTTCGGTTCGTTCCATCTACATCATAAGAAGCAAGAACCGTATTCTCCATACGGACCAGCTTCTTCGTTGTACCAGCTGCGTTCTCGTAGTACCAGAAACCATTGGTTGTGGTATTTGTAAGAGCGGTAGAATTTAAGCGGTTTCGACCCTTAACTACTTGAATGTTTCCATCCTTGATATAGAGGTTATTAAACTTTGCATGGAAACCGTCTTCCATCTTATCTGCTTTTTGCCTTGATAAACCAGACAGCTTATCAACCTGAATCAGTTGTGCATAAACTGGTTGAAGAGTAAGAGCAAAAATTAAAATAAAAGAAATTAGCTTTTTCATTTATCGCCTTGAAAGTGGATCAAAACCATTAAGACCAGATTTACGGACGTTATACTCACCTTGAGATTGCCATCGAACATCCGTAATTGCTTTGTGAGAATCACGAAGCTGTTTCAATGTTCTTTCAAAATCCGCCCTAGCTTGCTGGATACGAACAGGGTTCTTATCTTCCAGATCATGTAAGGCAAGCCATATCGAACCGTGAAGTAAGGGAGCATGATTCGGAATAATCGAGATATCATTCCCATCAATTAGTTTTGGAGCTTTGATTAACGCATCAATTTCTACAAAATAATAATCATCCGGCGTGTCTCTTAACTGCATGATTAAAGAATTCTTTGGAGCAATCTTGTAAGACTTCCCAGAACCCGTTGAGCCTTGATAAGCTTCTCTGAGTGTTAAAGAAGTAGAGCTTGCAACCGACTGAACAACATACGGGACGGGGAATTCATTCACGATAAAAGGCATTCCTTCCATATCAGCCGTAAACGTAGTCCCGCTTCCGGTTACGGTCTTAGAGCCGTTTGTCATGCTAACGGTTCCAGTTGTATAAAAATCAGCTTCTAATCCACCACCAATGCAAGCTTCAGTAGGCGTACCTACAGACTCTTTAGCAAGAGTCATTCGGTCTAAGTTTTTAAGAACTAACTCTTTTCCTTCGATATAAACATTCACAATCGAAGAGATTGAAGGATCTAAAATGTAGTTAGGATAAACAATCTTATAGGTTTGTGCTGAAGCCGTAGCTTCTGGGTATTTTGCAGCAATTTCTAAAGAAGTAGTGCTAACGGAAGAATAAGGATCTACTTTAAAGATCCGTCCGTTATGAATAAGGTATCCTGTCTTTACAATATCCGACCAAGAGGTTCCAGAACCTGTGATCGTTGCATCACCTTGAGTAACTGAGATAGTGCCTGTCTCATACTTAGGGCGTGTAGAAATATAAAACTGTCTTAATCTCCATTCCCAATTTCGATCAAACACAATCAGATCTTGGATCTGATTAATTCTTAATTTAACACTCGTTAGAATGTTAGAATCTACACTCGATTGGGTTAGACCCATCTGGGTTAAAACTTCATCAATTATTGAGCCAAAGGTATCGATCATATAGTCCTCTTTATTCGTCGAAAATTACTGGGGTACAGGTTGACGTACTGGAGCAAGTGTCTGCGTAAGCTCCTGTGGGAGCCGTAAAATTACTTGTCCAAACAGCGGTTCCTTTAACCAGCCGGATTTCATCCATCCAACCATTCAAGTCACCTGTTCCAGTCCCGCCCGTTTGACTTCCTACTGCAATATCAGAAGTGCTATTAAAGATAGTCGCTGAAAGCGTTTGTGTAGTACCGATTTGAGTTCCATCAATAAACATTAATAAGTCATTACCGTTTCGGACTACAGCAACGTGATACCAAACAGCCGTTGTAGGGGTCCAACTATTACTCAGGGTAACGGTCGTTGATCCGTCAGTTGTGTATAAAAACCTTAAAAGATTTGATGTATTCCACTGAACAAGCCAAGCATTTTGACTCGCTACTCCAAATTGAGCGATAAGGTTTGCGTTTGTCGCCACGCTATTAAAACGCACCCAAAAATCAATCGTAAAACTTCCAGCCCCTAGATCCCAATCTGCACTATCCACAGAAGATAAGTAATCATCTGTTCCGTCAAACAAGGCTGATGCCCCGCCAAACTTCGACTGGGCTGTATCAATCTGGGCCTGGTTATTTGCTGTTACTGTTTTAGGAGTTGAACTAGAGTCAGTAAACGTAGTGGAACCATCTGAACCATCAGCATGGAGCATTAACTTCGTATCCGTATCATTGCAAGTAGACGTACTTGCAGAAAATACAGGTGAAGCAAAACCTAGGACTAAAATCAAAAAGACACTGAGTATCTTTCTAATCATTATTCCCGATCCTTAGCATGGTACGCTGTTACTGTTACGTTTGTTACGGTTCCAGTAACCGTTCCGACATTGATTCGGACCCAATCGCCTGCATCAATGGTTCCGTTCGTAAACGTACCATCATCTTCAGCACCATCGTTATCGCAGGTAATGTTCGCGTCCGTGGTCGTACAGTTGTCGCCCGTTGCGTCACACTCATCAACACTGATTAAGACTGATTCTGAAGAATCCGCAGGATCAACAATACAGTGAATGTCTGAAATTGTTATGGGATAACGCGCCTTAAAAATAAGAGGGTCGTTAGAAGCAGAAGGAGAACCAATCACATAGCTAAATAATTTCTTTGAGGTATGGACGTTTACAGCCGAGCCGTCATACACAAGTAAGTCTGAGGCTGTCGTATCTAATGCAGCTTCACCAGCAGCGTCTACCGTAGGTCCAGTACCTTGGGGGATGGCTAAAGAACCTGTGATAACTTTATCAGCCATACTGGAAGGAAGACGAGCATCTTCAATCGTGCCAGCAGAAAAGAAGGAAGTTGCACTATCGCCTGTATCTGCTTCAATCACGTTATTAGCAGCAGCTAAGGTTTTATTCGTTAATGTTTCCGTTCCTGCTAATGTAGCGAGAGTGCCAGTAGCAGATGGGAGCGTGATATCTATATCCGTTGTAACGGGATTAGCAGATGGAGAGATAATATTGAGTTCAATCGTATCCGCCGAAGTTCCTTCCCAAACCAACATTGTAGTTCCAGTCGTAGTCTTACCGTCCGTAAAACATGCGCCATCGGAACATGCTGGACCAACATCAGAGATATCTCCTGCACCACCTCCACCGTCATCAGTGTCCCATTCAGGGGCAGTAGCTCCAGCATTCATTTCAAGAACTTGACCAGCCGTACCTTTCGGCAATGCTACCCAGTCCGTTCCGTTGTAATACATAATGTCGCCTTGAGCATCGGACCCAAGAGCAATGTCTGTACCGTCAACCGAGTTATTCTGAACCGTAGTGGCACCTGCGTTATCAATCGCAATATCTCCACTCATAGTCACTGAGGTTGCTACGTTTGAGCCATTTCCAACTAAAATATTTCCTGAAGTAAGAGAAGCGAGTTTTGAATAAGCAATCGCAGCCGAAGCATTAATATCCGCGTTTACAATCGCACCACTATTGATATTGGCCGTAACGGTATTTGAAGTATCAACAAAATCAATATCTCCCGTTGAGGCAAAGTTAGGGTCAGTGACAGCCACGCTGTCCACACTGACGCTATCTCCCACGGAACCTGTAGCAGCAATCGTTAAGGTTTCATTGCCACCATCATTATTTTCAGTCAAAGTAACATTTGATCCAGCAACAAGCTTTCCATTTAAATAACCTGCTGTGGTATCGTTAGAACTAACTTTGGCTTTACGCTCAAAAGCAGCTTGAGCTTCATCTACACCAAAGGCGTAGAGAAGTGTAATTAGTAAGAAACTAAATAAGACCTTTGGTATAAACTTCATAGCCCTTCCTCTGTACTGTTTCGATAGTCTTGATCCAAGACCTTGCAAGAACATAGCCGTCCTTGTCATCTTTATTAATCACTTGTGATCCCACCACTTCACCTTGAGGGTTTGAAAAATTAATCTTTTTCTGAAGTTCTGAGACCCTTCTACAAATAGTAAATTTCGGGATTGTTATGTTATGGGTAATCCCTGTAACAAACCCATTCTCTCCCTTTGAGCTATCCCACAAACATTTATGCGTTTGATTAGAAAACCATCGAAGGGAGGGATTGTATCTAGTTACTGCATTCATCAACTCTTCCCGAAGAATACTTCCAGAGAAGTAGCCTTTTTTATAAGCATCCTCTAAGGATTCTGCGTAAACGATTATTTCTTTGGGAAGAACTTTTGCCATTAGGTGTGCCTCAAGTAGAGTGAGTGGGGACTTTGAATCCCCACCCACCCTCGGTAAAACAAATTACAGAACGTCTGCGTAGTTAGTTCCGTCGCAAACGCAAGTGTTCACGGCAGAGCCAGTTCCGCTAGCCATCGTGCAGTCTGTTGCTCCGCCAGCGTTCGTAGAGACGTAAATAAATCCCTTTAACGCAGCAGCGCAAGTAGGCGCACTAGCCTCAACACCAGCACCAGGGATAAAACCACTGGAGTTAGCAATCGTAATGGTCCGATCGGCTGTAGGATCAGTGACACTGACCGTAGTTTCGCTAGAGTCAGCGGTTGCTCCTTCAAACACCAAACCATCAACGTCGATTTCAGCACCATCTGGCGTGAAATACGCGAAAGCAGGTGAAGCAATTAACATCACCAAAATCGCAATTAAAAATTTCTTCATTTATTATTCCTCCGAATTAATTTAATTATTAAGACTGTAAATATTCCGCAGCGATTAGCCAGCGTTGTACGCCCACAAAATCTGAGCGCGGTTAGCATCAAGGAGCTTAGTCCCGAAGTACATCTTGTAACCAACAGTTGCACGTTGGTTCAAAGGGTCTTCAGTTCCAGCAGAGCCGTGAGGCTTCACAATAATTTCCGTGTCTTTACCAGACAGGTTGCTAACACCAAACGCATTTTCACCGACGAAAATATTTCCGTAAGTGTTGGTAGATGTTGCATCTGCTCGGATGTTCGTAGAACGAAGGAGCTTGATATTAAAAGCAGTACCAATCTCACCTTTTTCTAACGTACGTCCAGCAGAACCATTGTGCGCTGAAAGAATAATGAACGAAGAAGCAGCCGTTTCAGAAATAAGATCAAACTCCATCAAGGGGTGAATCACACCACGATAGAGGCCGTCCGAGAAAGGCTTCACATCATTTTTACGCATAACCCGAAGAATGATTTTCAGGTCGCTAGAAGCAATAACGTCCGTACCAGTTTCTACGTTCGCTTTAGAACTGTTGTTAGTCGGATCTGTATAACGCTGAGTTCCGTTAGCATCCAGTTCGTTACGAATGAGAGAGTCACGGCTAAGAGCAGCCATGTAACCGAGCCAATCAACAGAATCTTTCATCGTGTCATTGATTGCGGTGAACTGTAAGAAATCAGAGATCGTTACATAAGCACCATAACCATTAATCGTTGTAGAGACTGTGCTGGAAGACATGGTTGTTCCGTCCGGCGAAACACCGTCCGTAAGAGCCGTAGTATTAGCAGTAGGAAGAGTCCAGCGGTTAAATTTGAGGACGTTACCACTATGTAGCGGTAAATCTCTTTTTTGACCGAGAGCTTCTAACTGAAGTTCCTTTTTCAGAACGTCTAAAAAGCGATTGACCAGATATGTCATCTGGTGATCGCTAAATGACGCTTTTACATGAGTATTTAATTGAGCCATTTATAATTCCTCCACGAATTAAGAAATATTAAAATTAAAGTTCACCCTTGGCTCGTAAGAGTTTTTCCTGTTCTTCCAAAGAAAGCTTTTCAAAGTTTTTCAAGTCGTAAGGATCACTCGACACTTTAGATGTCTTCGCTTTTCCTGCACCTTTAGCACTCAGAATTTCAGCTTCCCTTTTCGATTCAGAAACCTTGGGAGCCTTGGATTTCGAGATGATTTCGGCTGCGCGTTCCAGATTAGCTGCAATGACTTCTTTTTTAATTTCATCAAAGAGCTTGGGATTCTGGCTGGCAGCACGAAGTAAAGCTTCATCACTTTCAAAACGATTGTTAATTTCAGCCATAAGTTCTGGTTCAAGTTCCTTTAGCGGTGAACCTAAAAACGAATCAACACTTTCTTGGAACCGAGCCATATTCTCTTTAGCTTCATTAACAGTAATTTTGGATTTGAGAGTTTCGATTTCCCCTTGAATCTGCTCTTTCGCCTCTTCCAGAGCTTCCTCTTTCAGAGCCTTAAAAAGTTCAGCAGCTTCGGGGTTCTTCTCTCGAATCTTGTCAACAACAGAAGGTTTCTTGGAGTCTGTGCGAGGTTTTTCATCAGTCGTTTCAGGTTTAGCCTTTTGAGCTTCCTTCTGACGCTGGCGTGTAAACTCTGCTTGTAGATCCTTGTAACGCTTCTCCCAGTTGACCTGGGTTTCCTTTTTCTGAGTGTCCGTGGATTCGGATTCAGATTTAACTTCTTGCGAAGTTGCATCTTCTTGAGCGTGTTCTTCTTTAGAATCCTCAACTTCAGGTTGTTCCTCTGAAGAAGTCTCTTCCGATGTTTCTGAGTTCTCGTCACCGTGTTCCTGAGCTTCTAGTTCTCGAATAAGTTGTTCTTGCTTTTCTAAACTCATAGCCGACATCTCTTCGAGGCTAGGGGCTTTGGAGTGGTCTTGAGATTGTTCAGGTTTTTCAGTCATTAAATTTTGTTCTCCTTTTGTAACTTAACTTTTTCATGTCGGAGAAAGTCCGACTTTGAAAGAAGTTTTTTAAGTTCATCAATACGGCTGTTTATCGCTACTAGCTGGATAGCCGAATCCATTGAAGGCGATACAGCTAACTGCTCTGCTTTCATCCTCAAATTTTTGATTTTGGATTCAATATGTTGTTCAAGTTTTTTGAAACAAGGATGACTGATTAACTCGTTCCATTCCTGAACATCAACGATCTGTGGATCAAGCAACGTCTTGGGTTCCACTAGGTTTGAATCCTGTCTCTAAGATTTGTTTTGCCATAAGCCGTTGACCAACTGCTTCAAGAGTGTTCTTCTTCACGTTGTCCGGTAAATCCGGTTGTGCTAAGAGTTCTCGGTAGGCAGCAAGGTAGGCATCATGGTTATCATTCAAGTTGATCTTGACGTTCTTACCCATCATCAGAAGTTGAAGTTCACCTTGAGGTGTGTCTTCGAGTGAAGACCGGACATCAACTTCCTTTTCAAGATCACCCATTCCGGTTAGTTTGAAAAATCTTAGAACCACTGGGATTGGGTCTAAGCCGTATTGGATGTAGGGAGTTAAGTTTTGCAGTAGGATGTTGAGTGCATTGATCTTAAATTCCTTTTCGCCAAGCTCTCTAAGGCCACGGAAATTAAGATCCATTCCATCAAGAGGAATAAGGTCAGGTGTAACCTTGACAATCCCTTTTCCAACAAGTTCTACATCTCTTCCATCTGGAAGAAATTGTTGGTCAAGCATCCAAAAGTGACGAACAAGAGGCTTTAAAACATCTTCTTCAAACTGGGTAACTACAAGCTCAAAGCGTTCAAGACCGCCTTGAACCACAGTGGCAATACCCGCAGCGGTACGATCCAGTGAGCTACCTGTAGGGGTACCACCCAGAAGCTTGCTTGCCCCTGTTCCGTCTTCAATGTCTTGTTTAATTTTTTCTTCCTGCATTCCAGCAGAAGGAGAAAAGTCTTGTGGGGCAACGTCACGAATTCCGTTGATATCGTCTGTATCAATCACTAAATTTTCTAAATCTTTTAACTGACGATCATCAATATTCGCGTCACGATTTCTAAGCCATTTCTTTTTCAGAATGAAAGTACGAAGATCCATTAACTGAGTGCGAAGCGTATTAAGTTCTGCTTCCATCGGTATGTTGACCGACATCACGCCAAGCCCGTAAGCTTGACCGTCTACTCGAATGTACCTTCCGCGAAGGTAGGGTTTTTCTTGGTGGTCAAATGGGTTGTCAATAATGCGTAGAACTACACCACAATCACCAACAACACCTACCTCAATCAATCCGTTACAAACCGTTTGCTCTTCGCGATCTTCTTCCAATCCAGTAACAAACCATTTCGGGATATCTCCCCAAAAACGGAAAACTTCAATTTTCTTTTCGTGCGGTCCGTACTTGTGATTTCCAATTCCTTTGGCTTCATCGGATTCAATTTTGTCTGCGTCCTTTTCCTGGACCAATATCTTCTCTTTGAGCTTATCTACGTTTTTGTAAATCCCGATTTTTTCTCCTTCTTCTGTACGTTCGCGAAGGGAGTAAAGTTCGTGATAATTTTTTACAACTCGCTCAATAAGCGCGCCTTCTAAGTTTTCATCTTTGGGATCAATGTAAATATCCCAAATCGAGGGGGCATAAAAATCAGGGTTATCAAACAAAGTTTCCCAAACTTTGGTTCGCTGCCCGTTGACGCGCTTGTAGCGTTCTTTCTTTTTCTTATCCCAATAAGTTGTGATAAAGACAGTCCCATAAATGCAAAGAGATCGGTAAATACCGATCATTTTGGAGCGAACCGAAACATCCCGGAACTGCTGCTTAATTAAATTGGTAACTGCTTCTGCATCTTCCCAGGAAAGATCGTCGTTATGATCTTTGGGAGTTGCTTCAAAGAAATCTCCGTCAGGAGGGAAAATAACTTTGTCCATCTTCGGGACAATGCGCTCTACAGCTTGATGCAGAGCAGGTACTCGCACTTTGGCAAGACCCTTATAAAAATCATCTGTATCGTTAAAGTAGGAGCGTTCGTAAGATTTCCACTTCTCAACTAATCCGTTGTCTATGCGAAGCTGTTCAAAATGTTTCTTCGTAGACATGACAAGTTTGAACGCTTCTTCTTCGATGATTTGTTTTGATAAGGCCATTTAGTTATTCTCTTTTATAAAGTTTTGAATAAGTGGTCAGACGGGATACCCTGTGTGGGGGTTTACCCGTCTGGTAGAAAAATTCTCGGAAGGTGTGAAACGGGCAATTCCCCGTCTCTTAAAAACCTGTAAGGCAATGGCGAGTGCTATAACCCGATCATCATAGCAACCTCGTAACGCTCCCGTTGATCCGTCCGCGTGATACGAATAAGTAATTAGTTCTTCGTAGGTACTAAAATCATTAATGCGAATATGACCCTGGCGAATATATTCCCCAAGGTCCTGGATCATGATGGGTTTGGTTTTCGCGTTAGTATCCCATCCGTACTTCTTTACTCCGCCTGTTGCTCCGCCCTTTTTAATGGCATCCTGGGGTACGTCATACTCGCTAAAGAGATTATTATATTTGTGTTCTCTGATTCGGTTTACGACCCCGAAGCCATGAAAGTTTCTCTCTGGAGCAATCCAAGCATTATTAAAGAACCTTCCTACATCTATTAATATACTCGCAAAGTTTTCAGGCGAAGTACGTCCATGCCATATCCCAACCTGTTCACAAGTCTTATGATCGAGGATCTGAGCGCAGTCATAGTCCCCGTCTTCTCGGCCTTCTGCAACGTCAGCACCAATGACGTAGTGACCTTCACCCATCGGCTTCTTTTGCTTAAATAAAACAAGTCTGCCTTTGTGGTCTTTCTTAAACTGACCGTTTACTATTTCACCCCGCATAAATTCTTTTGCGGATTGAGTCTGACCCCGAAGCAGAATTTCAACAGGGTAAACTGCCCTGTTGCTCATCTTTGCGTATTGACCTAAGACACGCGCCCGGTATTGCGATTGGTCTTCCGCCCACTTACGTTCCGTTCTTTGGATTTCGATATCCGGCAGGTGCGGATTGTCATAAGTTGACATTTGAAATACTTCAATGTCAGGGTCTGCTGAAGAGTCCGTATTCTCTCTAACCTGGAGTTCTCGGTCTTTAAGGAGTTTGATTTCTTCAAGGGTATGGATGATTCCCGGTTCTTCCGGTATCCCATGTTTATTCTTCGTAAAGTAATAGCGTTTAGCCTTTAGATACAGTTCTTGGTAGGACCAAGTTAAACCTTCCACTGGGGTAAAGGTCAGAAGAATACGGCCTGAACAGTCAATGGTACGCATGTAGGCTTCGTCATAAACATCCTTGGGATGTTCTTCGTCCATCCAGACCTGATATCGTGAAGTTCCTTGATACTTTTCCCGGCCTGAGTCAGCCGACTTAAATCCAATCTCCCGACCTTCGGTCAAAAAATAAATCTTATCGTCTTTAGAAAATCTTTGAACAAACCGCTTAGGTAAATATTTATTTACTTTATCCTGGGTAATATCGCGGGATGAGGGGAAGTCTAGGGACGATACCCAGTATTTCCCGTTACGAATAAAATCTTTCGGATAAACCTCTGCAATGCATTTCGGAATAACCCCAGTCACTTGGATACAAGTGTCTATTCCCCCAAACTCTGACTTACCTGATCTGTTAGCCCCTAAAACAATCCGTATCTTGGCCTTACTGATGGCAGCAGCTTGTTGAATCAAGGAGAGAACTGCATCCTCAAGCTTGTTATCCTTGCCTATCTTCTCCTTCTCCTTCAGGAGTCTCAATATCTCGATCTTCTTCTGTAAATCCTCGGGAGGCATAGTCTTTAAGAAACTCATCCAACTCCTTTTCCTGCATTAACCAAACTTTTCCGCACCGAAAACACTCCGCTTCGTAATACTCATCTCCCTTATGATCCATGAGAAATCTCACAGTCACTGGAGAATGCTTTTTATAAACCTCTTCACATATCCGCTGCCGGAGGGGTTTCATTTTTAATTTCCTCCCCTTCTTTCTTGGGTTGGAACAGTTCCGGCGCAAGCCTCCTTAGCTCATCATCAATTTCCTTAGCAGTACGCTTTTGAAGATCATCGTGTTCAAAGCGTTGCTTAAATTCAGGACAGAGTTCTTTTAAGTTCTCGACTGCACGTAAATAATCTTGGGCCTTAGCCTTACCTTGGAAATACTGGGAGATAACCACCATAAGCATTCGGACTACCGCATCCTTAGTAATGTTAATCATGGGGTCCGTTGCGAGGATCCGCCTGACTTCCGCTAAGACTTCCGGGGTAATCATCTCTCCCCCATGACATCTTGCAGTCTCAGGAGAAGCATTCGGATGAACCTTCAAATAAGCATCCTTAGCCGTATCAGTAGTTAAGAGAGCATTAGCGATCTTAAGATTCTTAACATCCTTGTAGGAGGGTCTTCCTCTTTTCCCATATTTCGACATATTGAATATAATTCCTTTATATTTGCTATTAGAGGCTATTACAGCCACTTTCATAGTTGAATGGTATCAACTACTCAACTCAAAAAAAGAATCGCTCTAATAGGCGATTTTTACATACCTCCCCTTCGGGAGGGTACCCCTACTTTTGGGGATTAGATCCTTGTTTTGGACGATAATCTGGACACCGTACAATACGGATCTCTTTATGCTGCTTGCAGACATTCTTACACTGTAAACATTTACCGTTCGTTTGAAGGGGCTTTCCCTGAGTGGTGTAGTCAATCACTATCGGGTATCCCTTCTCTTCGTATCTCGAATACATCCTTACCGCAGATGAGGCAGATCATCTGGGTGTTGTCTTCCTGCCATATCCACAGGTGTGAGTGTAAGGTCATGTTTTATATAGATTTAGGGGTACGGGCTTTTGGCCCTACCCCCTCTTCCTGGGTAATAAATATATTAATATTGCGCGAGCTTGGCTAACTCGAGAGCCATAGCGAGCATGACTGAGATAGATGGGGGCAGGCGAATTTCGCTGATCCCATCTACCCCCATCAATACTATATCGTCTGACAAGAAGTCAGACGCTATACTATATAACTTATTGTATTACAATGAGTTGCAATAACTCATTGCTATATTGTGTCTAATATGTGACTAGATTGCTACACGATCCACTAAAGATCGTGTTAGCTAATGCTATGTTCTGCTATCGCCTGGCTGGCGATATGGAACAAAGTCTCGCCTATATTCCATTAGGCTCGATAATCTATATTTCTATTGCTAAATATGATTAAAATACCAGGTCTTTTATATAATAGGCTTTGCTTCGCTTGTGGCTACGCAAAGCCACTATTAATATTTAATATTAAATATATTCCGGCGCACAGCGCCGTAATAAAAATACTAAAATATAAATATCCTCGCAATTTTTTGGTGTTTTTTGCTTATTTTATTGACTTTTTTTATACTTTTTTTACAATACAGACGCATGAAATTGCCTATCTTCTTGATGATCTTCCTCGGTAGCTCTCTTTCTGGATATTCAGCAGAAAAAGTTGTGATCGAAGGTGACACGATAAAGATTGAAGGCGCGCTATCGGATACAGATAAAGCCAATGAGAGATACTTGTGGGAAGAAAGACAAAGAAGAATTAAACAGCAAGTCCAAGAGCAGTTTCAAGCTGAAATAGATGCAGCATCAGCGGAATTGCAGTATCAAATGGAATTACAAAAGGCACGTGCATCAGCCCCAGTCGTAATTGTAAACGACAATGATTAAGGGAAATTGAGTAGTATTAACCCTTAACCTATCCTAAATAATGGCTTAAAACGGATTTAAACGTAAAAAATTAGGCCATAAATCCAGAAAAACCCCAAAATGACCAATTCCGATGATTTGCTTACCGTTGCCGAATTCGCTAAAAAGGTTAGGCTAACAAGACAAGCGATTCATAAGGCGATTAAAGAAAAGAGAATTAAGGCTATTAGAATCGGTTATGTTTACCTTATTCCAAAGGATCAAATAGCTATTCTACAGAAATAAATATATTTTTTGCTCTAAAGGTTGACACCTTTCAACCGATAGACTATACTAAGTATTAGTAAGTGATATTTGACAATACTTAATAAGGTGAATATAATGGTATATAGAGCAGATTTTAATCAGGTTCCCGCAAGAATGGTTCCAGTTATATCTTCGATTGTCTGTGCATGGTGTCACAAGGCAGAGAAGATTGACGGGATATGGATTAAGACTGATTCACCTTTTGAAGATGAAAATACTTCGCATGGTATGTGTTTAGATTGTAAAAATATCTGTTTGACTAAACTTAGGAGGATTTATGACTAAAAAAGATTATGAATTAATCGCCAATGCCTTAAACAATGTGACACGTCACGATAACGGCGAAACAGTAAATTTCGAGGCAGTTATAGCAGAATTGAGTAATGCTTTTAGACGTGACAATCATAACTTTAAAAATGGAAAGTTTTATGAAGCTTGCATGAATGGTAAACACGTTCGCAAGTCAATATCTTGCCGTAATATGCGGGAATTTGACAACCTTTAAGCAGAGTGACAAGGGGCTAGTGTTCCCCTTGGTAATGCACAAGCTTGGTCACAAGTCCAAGCACAAAAGAAAGAGAGGGCTAGAGAGTATGAAAACTAAAATGATGAGGTTTTATGGTTGTGTAGGCTGTGGATCTGAATTTAATTCAAGAGAAAAGAAAGAATGTGATAAGGACTATAACGGACTATGCAAGTTCTGCGAATGCGACGAAAAGCTTGAGTATATCGGTCTAGTAGATCGAGAAACTTGTTATGTTGAGTTTAAATAACCCCCATTAAAGGAGCTTAGAACATGAAAATCTTAACCGATGGAACGATTATTTGTTGTGGGCAAGAAATTGACGGATTTTTTGAGGATGATAAAGGACGGCAGGTTTATCAATGCGAGCTTTGCGGATATTGTAAAACGATGGAACAGGTCTAAGCAACTAAACACAAGTATTTTTTTGACTTAAATAGTTTAAAGGTGTAAACTATGAAAACATGCAGGAAATGTAATTCCCCTATGACTACCTACACTAAACGCTATTGCGGACATTGTATCCTTAAACGGGTACTGCTTTTTTTTGCCCTAAATAGTTTAATCCTGTCAACTCCTTCCGTATACGCACACATTGACGCAAAACAGGCCATTACAGCCATTATTGGTGAGGCAGAGGGTGAACCCTTCATCGGTAAGGTTGCTGTAGCTGAGGCAATAAGAAATCGCAAAACTCTAAAGGGCGTATACGGTCTTAGATCACCGAGAGTTAAGAAAGCATCAAAGAAAGTTTGGCTCGAAGCAGAAAGAGCGTGGCTTGAATCTGAGAAATCAAATTTAGTTAAAGGAGCAGATCACTGGGAAAGCATTGATTTTAAAGTCCCTGGATGGGCCAAGGGAATGATTGTTACGGCCCAAATTGGAAAACATACGTTTTACAAAGCTAAATAAGGAATCCGCAATGCAAGTTATCAAGTTCAATCAGAAATGTCCTTCCTGCAAAAAAGTAACCGTCTACAAAATGTTTTTTCACGTGGTTTGGTGTACGAACTGCGGAACTAAGGAGAACCTGCCTTATGAAAACCTGGAACGACTTAACAAAACAAGAGAAGGATTTAGTTCTCAACAAGATAATGAACAGCATAACTGGAAAGAAGCCCATTAAGAAATCGAAGAATAAGCAACTTAATATTAGCAATAATTCAATAACCGTAAATAAATTTAGGTTTAGCATTAACTAACATGAATAAAAATTGTCCTCAAAGTAGGCACGTATTAAAAGGCTATGCCTGCGAGTCCTGCGGGGAGAGTTTCGACTTCCTCATCTACGAATTTGACACCTTAGTTTGTACGCATTGCTCCACCCACTTTCAGTTTTATTTCCTCATTCAATATATTCAGGAACTCTAGGCTATTAGTATACATAAGTACCTAATATACAAATGGTTAGGACTAAGGAAAAACCCTAGGAAACTTTCAGGAAAGACCTTATTATAGACTTATTTTATCAATTTAATAATATGTTGACTGGATAAATACCTAAAGTTATACTTAGTATTAGACGATTATCTAGTACATCTTAGTAGATCTAGGTAAAATCTAAGAAGAAATAAGGAGCAACTTAAAATGGCTAGAGTTTCAAAGTTCAGACCTGAAAAAATGGAAATGCTGGAAAGAGTTTTGGCAAAAGAAATTCAAGTGCTTGAAACTAAGTACGGAAATATCAGCCCTGAATTAAAGGCAAGGCTTTTAAAGGATGCGATTGATGAGCGATTTGTTTTGCTGGTTAAAGAGCATCACGTTGGAGAACTTAAAAAGATCCGTGAAGAGATTGAACACTCGCGTCATAACGGGATCCAACGGTAACGGACACATTTAGAATTTGTGTCCAAATTGTGTCTATCTTACCCCACAAAGACACTAAAAACCCCCTTTCCTTCCTCAACACCACTTTAGCGCAAGTTCTTGCGCGTATTTGATTTACGTTTATTTTCAATAGGTTAGGAAAAGTATCGGATGTGATCCGTAGTCAGATGCTCTATCCAATTGAGCTACGGGCGCAAGTCGTTTATTCGTCAGTAGTTACGAATAAATATTTGAGAGGATTTCTGCTGACAAGATCCTGTTTTGTCCAAAATGTGTCCATCCTTTTAATCTCATCTTGTTTATATTGATCGGCAATATGACCGTAGTGCTTCTCGGTAACGGTCACAGAAGAGTGTCCAAGGATCTTAGACACAGTATAAATATCCATTGGCTTAGTCTTCCCCAGGAATCCGGTGACTAGCCAGGTAGCAAAGGTATGTCTCAGGTCGTGAAAGCGGAAAGGCTCTAGGCCGGAACGCTTAACTGCGCCTTTAAAGGCATTCTTTGGATCGAAGTTGAAATCGAAATCCTTGGATAAAATTTCTCTAACCTGAGGTGTCATAGGAATATTATAAGCCCTTTTGGACTTTGTATTTTTGGTGATTCTAATGACGTTATTATGAAAGTCAACCTGATCTTTGGTCAGGTCTTGAATATTACCCAGTCTGAGTCCAGTTTGCAGCGCAACTGTGACCATATCCTTGAGTCTAGGGTGACACTGGGATATCAAGGTATCTGCTTGTGCGGGGGTTAGAAACCTAAAGACGATAAACTGATCCTCTGAGAACTTCTTAATCCCTTGTGCCGGGTTGTGTCTAGTATAGCCCCACTCGACGGCTTTGTTATAGAGAGTTTTTAGACAGGCAATATCGCGATTGATCGTGGATTCCTTAGCCCCTTGTTCTTTGCGGTAGCCTCGGTATTCATGGATCTTTTCTTGAGTAATTTGTTTGAGGGATAGGTGGCCTAGGTAGGCTGTGAGGTGTTTTAAGGCTCTCTCATCGTCAATATAGCCCTTCTTTTCGACCCTGGAATACTTCTCAAGGAATCTCTGGGCAAAATCTTTAAAGAGGATTTTGCATCCCCTATCTAAATCGAGGAACTTACCTTCAGCAATCTCAACTTTACGCTTCTGAAAGACCGTCAGGGCAAGCTGACGAGAAGACCCCACAGCTTCCCTAATCCGCTTACCCTGATAATAATAATCAACGTAGTAGGTGTTTCCACGTTTGATGACGGCCATAGGTTATTTTAATGGTTTAAAGGTTTCAACTCAAATACTTTTTGTAAATGAGACTCCACCCATAAATCAATATCCCGCTTTCGGAATCTTAACTGCTTACCAAATTTTATAAAGGGAATTTTACGAAGACGGACGTAGTAACGGACGGTTAGAACGGGGATATTAAGTAGATCTGCGACTTGATTAAGTGATAATAGACTTTCCATTGTATATTCCTCCTAGGAGAAATATACTCGTTCTGTCCTGATGTGTCAAATATTACTTAATATTATTTCTTATCTTTGGAGTTCAGGAAGTTCTTCTCGAAGTCAATCACACTCTGCTGTTGCTTGAGAAGATTGATTAAGAGGGTCTTAATCTCCTCTAACTGGGATTGAATAACATCAATACGATCCTCCGTATGAAAGACCGCTTTATAAATCCCTTGCAACGACTGTTCTCTCTTTTTTCTGGGAATTCGCATAACCTTAATACCCCCTATTATTATATATAATATATTATTATATATTAAATAATATAATAATATATTATATAATATATATATAGGGGCTGTTGCTCTTTTAGAGAGCCAGCCCCTTATTTATTCCGGCCCAGGGGCTAGAGGCCCATCAGGGCCGGAATATTATATATCTATATTAATATAACCTCGCATTTTAAGGTCTTATTAAATTAAAAGTAATTAATCTTAGTTTTGTAAGTCCTTTAATTATCACAGGTTAAGACTAACATACATTAATATTAAATATTATTATTGAATATTACTTGACTGGTTTGGACAGGATCAGTATTATTTGTTTAGAGGCAGTTAGCAGGAGTTATAGCTAGATTAACCAAATGCAAAGGAGATTAGCCATGTCGACCCCCCATAAAAAGCAGGTCAGACAGCATTGCGTACAGCAAGGATGTGACGGTTATCCAGAGGATCGGGATAGCTATTACTGTCCAGCCCACGAATTCGCCCGGTATTACCCAGTCTTTCATCGTATCTCTCAATCTCACTCTCACTACCAAGAGGATCTTTTTTAATGAACCAGTACAGACGCGGAGCCAACTTAGAACGAAAGCTAGTCAATGAATATGCAGACAAGAAGAACACCGTTTTAGTGGGACGCTTTGCGTCAAGTAAGTGCAAAGGAAAGATCAAAGTGGATGTGGTGGTTTTAAGTATGGAGCAGGACGGATCAGGAAGCTTGAAACTGATCCAGGCTAAGAAGGGTAAGCAGAACTGTAAGAAGGAAAGAGATAAGTTTCACGGAACGAAACTTCCTACCCTGGCTACAGTCACCAGGGAATTTATTGAGGTGAAATGATGGACATTCTACCCGAGGGTGCAGAGATCAGGATGACAAAAGTGAGTAATGGCTGGATTGCAGATGTTGTTATCGAAACTCGGGAACACAAGGTTAAACCCACGGTGGATATTGACGGGCATAGCAACTGGGCGAAAGCGTTATTCAACCAGCCTTATGAGTACCCAGTAGAACCCTTAAGAGTTCAGAAAGTGTTTTTGAGTCTTCAGGATTTTGCAAACTTCCTGTTTGCCTTAGAAAAATCTTATCGTGAAAAGGTGAAATAAACCATGTTACAGAAACTGGTCTTAACCGGATCTTTAAATCTGTTGTGCGCTGGACTTGCATTGGGGATGACGATTGCGAGTGCGTTGATGGGTCAATGGGAAACTTTCTTCTTCGGAATCTTTGTCACAGTGGTAAACATTCTGTTTTGGAAAGGTATGGATGACTTGCGTTGAGTGCGGATCCTACATGGACCGGATTAATTACGGGTGTTGGTTCTGTAGCACTTGTGGTTTTGTAGCAGAACTGGATTGGATGGACCTAGCTCATTACGAAATGGAGCGTGATGACAAGTGAGTATCGAGGAACTTAAACGAAGAATTGAGACTGATGAAAACAATATGATGAAACTAATGACTTCACTTTACGAGCTAGAAAGCAAACTGCTTAATCAAATGGCAGAGATGGGAAAGTACATTCAGCGTCAGCAAGAACAAATTGACAAGTTAAAGGAGAAACTCAATGGACAAGCAAACAGATAAGCTTCAGTGTCTTTGCTGTTCACAAGGAGAAATTACAGACGAACACTTGATGCAGATGCTCTTTGGTGCATCGGTTCGCTGTAAATATTGCGGAGTGAGATTTGTCATAGATGGTAACGAAAAATCAATGCGAATTCTAATTAAAGGAGTGAAAGCCTAATGCCCTACATTCACAAGGATGACCGCGTTTTTTACGATCCGATTATCGAGATGTTAAATCACCAAGTAGCTCAGAGTGATTACAACCCAGGAGTTTTAAATTACATCATCTCCAAATTGATCTGGGAAGTATTTAAGAAAAGCCCTTGCTATACCACGGCAAATGAACTGATGGGTGTACTGGAATGTGCAAAACTTGAGTTTTACCGAAGACAGATTGCTCCTTACGAGGATACAAAAATTCATAACCCAGATAACGGAGATTTGAAATGAAACGATTTATTGTCACTGGTCAGATCGTTATTCGTACTCCAATCGAAATAGTGATTCATGCAGAGAATGAAGAAGAGGCAGTAAATAAAGTAAATGATAAGTACGCCTTCTTTGAACTGGATCGCGTTGATCCTACAGATATTGAGTCGGTTCAATACGAATTCGATTTCTTAAAAGATTGTGAGGAAGCTCAATGACTAACGATGAATTTTACCAGATCCTAAAAAAGATGGTGCTGGAAGAAGAAGACATTATGGTGAAGAAGGGCCATGAATACTGTGAAGGAAATGATGACAAGCTTCATAACTTTAAAGATGTTGCAGAAAGAACTGGATTAACTCCTATCCAAGTATGGCAGGTCTATTTTCTTAAACATATTTCATCCATTACGAACTATGTGAAAGACGGAGTTGAAGCAAGCAACGAACCTATCGAAGGACGAATTATGGATGCAAGAAACTACCTTGCATTGCTTCGAGGATTGATCGAGGAACAAAGGAGAAAGTAGTTTGACAGAGACAATGGCTAAAACATTCTACTGGACTAATCAGCTTAGTGATCGGCACGAAGCGAGAGTCATCGAGGAACTTATCGAGAAGCATACAGGACTTATTCTTGATAATCCTTTCTACGGCCATGACGGAACTCCGACGAAAGAGATTGAGCAATTAGATAACGGAGAACCTGTCACGATCTCGGATGCTGAGATTGTTGCAGTAGACATGAAGAAGATCCGTGAAGCAGATGGGATTATTGCTTACATGAAATCTTATAGCTTGGGTTCACCGATGGAGGTCTTCTATGCACATGAAATCCTAGGTAAACCCGTGTATGTGATCTGCGTCAATGACTCTATGAGAAATCATCCCTGGTTACGTTACTGTACCAACAGAATATTTAATAACCCTAGAGAGTTCATTCGCTTTGCGAAAGAAAATCTTAATGAAAATAATGACTAAAGATTACATTGCTTTTGATACTGAGACTACAGATAGCAATGCCCACAAGGCAAAGTTACTGGGGTATTCAGTAGCTCAGGAAAATAGAAGTTTCTTTTCTTCTACTGCCCCTACTGGGTCTTTGATTTGGGAATCATCAATCGTTGCTCATAACGGAAAGTATGACGCGATTGTAGTTAGTAAGAACTGCGGATTTACTCCAGAAATTCACTACGACACGATGCTGGCGTATTACCTGCTGCATATTGATCGTCCCAGGAAACTTGAAACGATTGTCAAAGATGTTTTCGGAGTAGATAAGAAGGATCTTCAAGAAGTTTATAACGAAGCTACAGGTGAAACAAGGAAGTCTTTACCGAGTGACTGGTATCTCAAAGTACCTGAAGCAATGCTCGCTCATTATGCAGAAGAAGATGTTCGGTGGACTTATAAATTAAAGGAATATTGTGATGAGAAGTTTGAAAAGAATCCGGTTTTAAAAGATTGGTTCTTTAATATTGAAATGCCTTTACTGAACATTTTAGTTCAGTCTGAACTTCAAGGCGTGAAGCTGGATGTTGAAGAACTGAAAAGATTAGGTGAGATCTTTAGCCGTAAGAAGTCGGAGCTTGGGGCAAAGCTTCGCCGGATATCTGGGTGTCCAGAACTGAACCTAAATAGCAGTAAGCAATTACAGGAAGTCCTTTACAAGAAATTTAAGCTTAAGGCTTCTCGTAAAACGAAGACAGGGTTCTCTACTGATACCGATGCTCTTAAGAAATTAGATCATCATGCCTTTCCTAAGCTGTTACTGGAATATAAAGAGCTTGAGAAATTACTGAATAGCTTTGTTGAACCTTTACTTGAACTAGCTCAGGAAGATGGGCGTATTCACTGTACGTTTAACCAAGCGCTAACGAGAACACGAAGGTTCTCATGCAGCGACCCTAACTTACAGCAGATCCCGTCCCGTTCTAAGTTAGGTCAGTTAATCCGAGGATGCTTTGTAGCATCCGAAGGTTATAAGTTTCTGATTGCAGATTACTCTCAGATGGAACCAAGGTTACTCGCTCATTTCTCTGATGATCCGCTTTTGATTGAGTGGTTTCGTAATGGTGATGACATTTACTTAAAGACTTCAGAGTTTATGTCAAAGAAGTTAGGTAAAGAATTTACCCGGTCACAAGCAAAGATCCTTCAGCTTTCAATTACCTACGGTAAGACATCTTACGGGTTTGCTCAGGACTGGGGATGCACAAGACAGGAAGCAGAACAGATTTTAAATACTTACTTCCAGCAGTTTAAGAGAGTCAAAGATTACATCCAAGAGCAGCAAGATGAGTGCAAGGCGAACAATGGTTGGGTGTATTCCATAGCCGGACTCCCCTTATACGTTGAGGGAATTAACTCAAATGATAAGTGGAAGTATGAAGAGGCTATGAGGCAAGCGGTGAACTACAGAATTCAAGCAAGTTCACAGGACATTCTGAAGAGTGCGATTGTGAATATCTATAACAAGCTTAATGCTTATCCGCTTTTATATGTTCACGACGAATTAGTGTTTGAGATGACAGACTTAGATCCTGCTTTGATTGTAGATGAAATGAAGTCTGCATGGAAGTTAGCTGTACCGTTAGAAGTGGAATTTAAAATTTCTGAAAGGTGGGTTAAATAACCTAATGGATAGATTCTGGGCGAATGTTTTATTTATCAGTTTAGTTGCAATGTTGAGTTGGGGTTTATTTCTAGTATTTCATTCTGAAGCTTTAGCATCTGAGGATTGTGAGGTTTCATTTGAAGATAATCATATTATTACGGTATGTGATTCGATGATAAAGATCGAAGGCAGTATACCTGAGTCTGAAAGAGAAGATCAGTATGACTACTACATGTATCGCTTAGACAAAACTAAGCAGGATGTTCAAGAAGAAATCAAACGAAGACATGAACTGGAACTTGAACTGAAGAAGTTTGAGATCTTGACTAGCCTTCAGTTAATGGAGCAACAAGTAGTGAATGTCCAGGCGAATGCAGTAAGTCGGGGTGCAGATGTAAATCAAAGAACTAATAATTCATTTAGTAATACAAGTAGTTTAACAAGCAGCCAAGACAATAATAATCGTTAAGGAGAGAATAAATGATCGTACCGATTGGAGATAAGGTCTTAGTAGAGATTGAGAAAGCTGAAGAAATGACAAAGGGTGGAATTATTCTTCCTGATTTAGTCCAGGAAGAAAAGACCGTTGGAACTATTCTCGCTGTAGGTAATGGGCGTGTATTGGAAAACGGAACGATTCAGCCTGTCAGGCTAGAAGTTGGTTCAAGAGTTATCTTCGGTAAGTTTGCTGGTGAAGAAGTTATTCACGAAGGTAAGAAGTACAGAGTTGTTAAGGAATTAGAAATTTTAGCAGTAATTAAATAATTATCGCCCACCCCCAAGGATAGGGAGTTATGAGACATTATTTGAAAATTTGGCCGCAGAACTTATTTCCAATTCTTGAAGGCAAGAAAACTTGTGAAGTTCGTCTGAATGATCGTGATTATAAAGTTGGAGATGTTT